GTGCGTCATTTTCGAGTACTAAATCTATCGCCTGATTAGTAATATCATCAATGGACTCTTTCATTAAAACAATTCCACAAAAAAAAGTTGAGAAAAAAACACTAAAAACGATTCATGGTAAACAGATCGAACTTGTTCGTAAATACATAAGAGAAAACAAGAATGTGTTTATTTGTGGTGCGATTGGTACGGGTAAAACATATGTACTGGAAGCGGCCCTCGAAAATCTCAAACATGTGGAATTACAAAGTGAACATCTAAAGAGTAAATCACTATTTTTACCATTCATAAAACCAACTACGAAACATGTGTTCATAGAAGATTACGAACCTATTTTTAAACCAATCATAGAACAGGTATCTGATGGTAACAGATTGACACGTGGATGTTTAATAGTAACATCTACCAATATGTGTATGTTTCCCAATTTTGAGACGGTCTTTATTCCTAAACATAAACCAGATGTACTTTTATCACTAACTGATAAAAATGGAGATGATGCATATTCCGCTGCCTATAAGAGTCAAGGAAATATCCGAAACTTCTTTTCGTACCTCGATGGATATGACATGATGGATGATTTCAAAACACCTAAAGAGTTTATATCAGAGTTTTTATCCAGTCAAGAACCCATTGAAATACTTGACAGTGTTGCTGAGCATGGTCATATGTGGGACATCTTCCAAGAAAATTACATAGATTCTAAAGGTGTGAATTTAATCAAAGCGACAGAATCTTTCAGTATCGCCGATATGTATGACAGTCACATCTATCAAAGTGGGAACTGGAACCTCATGCCGTATTTTGTCTTACACGCTCTGACGATACCGAAATCCTCTCTAGGTGAACCACTCAATAAAGATAAGATAAGACCGGGTAGTTGTTGGACAAAACAGGGAAATTATAAAATGCGGAAACAGAAATACAATGACATTCGACGAAAATCTAGAACAGGTCTAGGAGTTGAAGAATTATGCTTATTAAAGACATATGCAGAGAAAGGTGATATAACAAAATTAGTAGACTATAATATCACACCACAAGATTTCGATGTCATAAATCATCTTGCTGTAGGAAATGGCTTAAAACAGAAGGATGTAACAAGAGTAAAGAAAGCATTGAAGAATGTCTACGAAGGAAGAAGAAGTTGATCACGAAGAGTGCGTTAAGGTTATCGGAAATGAAATTCTCTTCTATGCTGATGTCGATCGTGAAAATGCTCTTGATTTCGTTGAGAAATTTAAGAAGTTGGAGATTGAACTTCTTAAGAAAAAAGCTGAACTCTTTGGGTACGAACCCCTAATTAGGGTTCATATCATGAGTGAAGGTGGAGACATCTTTGCTGGTATGACGATGATGAATGTTCTCGAATCCTCTCGTGTAAAGATTGTCACCATCGCCCAAGGTTCTTGTTGTAGTGCAGCTACGTTCATGCTTCTCGGCGGTAAAGAAAGACTCATGGGGAAGAATGCGTACGTCCTCATTCACCAAATCTCTACAGAAATGTGGGGTAATTTTCAGGAACTTAAACATGAGCTCAAATCAACAGATAAGTTTATGAAAAATTTGAAGAAAATGTATCTTGAAAAGACTAAGCTCCCTGAAAAGAAGCTGAATAAGCTTATGAAAAAGGATATTTACCTTTCCCCTCGCGACTGCCTCAAGTATGGAATCGTCCACGCTCTTGAGTAAGTGTCACAGAACGCCTGTAGAGAGCTAGTACACATAGAATTATAAATATTATGCAAAACGTGTTTAAATTTAAAGGCACTTGTGTGCTTTCTGAAGGCCTAAGTCGTTCCATTCTGCCATAATTCACAACTGGAATTCCAGACATCTATTTAAAGTTGAGAATTTATTTATTCACACAATGGAACGCCTTATCAAACAAGATAAACACGGCAACGACCGCTACATTGACATCAAAGTTGTGGACTTGAAGGATGGAACTGCTGACATCGTGAAGATCTCTGGTGTTGTGGGGAGTGACAAATTTTCTGAGTCACGAACCATTGTCAAGACTGGTTACGAAAAGGCTCTCAAGAGAGCCCAAACCATGTGGAACAATGAGCATACCAAGTGTAATCAAGTGTTGCCTATGCTCGCCAACAAATGGGAAGATCGCCAGAAATACATCTCTGAGCCATTCTACGTTCAACCCAAACTTGATGGTGTTCGCCTACTTGTCTCCAAAGATGGTGGCATCTCAAGAACTGGGAAGATTATCCCTGGGACCGAGGTTCTTGGTAAGGGTCTTGAACCGGGTCAATACGTTGATGGTGAAGCCTTTGACCCTAACCTCAACTTTGAGGAGCTCACGAGCACTTTCAAGACTGACCCCCTGAAGCTCAAGTTCCATGTGTTTGATTTCTTTGATTTGAAGAAGCTCGACATGACCTTTGAGCAACGCTGGGAACATCTCAGAAGACTGAAGAATCCTCTCTACGAATATGTCAAAACGACACTCGTAAAATCCAAGAAGGATCTTCCTCTCATGCATCAGAAGCATGTTGAAGAAGGACACGAAGGCACCATGATCCGTGACCGCTTCAGTGTCTACGAGGTTGGTCAGCGAAGCAACTATCTCCTCAAGCACAAGGATTTCCAGACTGAGGAATATGAAATTATTGGTGCCAAAACGGGTCATGGTCGTGACGCAGACGCAGTTGTTTGGGTCTGTAAAACCCAAGATGATCGGGAATTCACCGTCAGACCCGAGGGTACCATCATCCAACGAGAGGAGGACTATAAGAATCGTGAGAAGTTTATGGGGAAGATGCTCACTGTGCGTTTCCAAAACCTTACCGCGATCGGTGTTCCACGATTTCCCGTGGGTGTTGCAATTAGAGATTATGAATAATGTTTGTAATAAATAAATGAACAGGGTCGCAATTGATATCGATGAAGTCTTAGTAAAATTCCTCTTTCCCATGGCAAATCATAATCGTCAAGTTCACAAGTTGCAGAGTAAACCCAAATATAGATATGTGTATCGTGAAATATTTGAGATAGATGAACCAACTTCACAAAAAATGGTTCACGAATTTTATCAATCCAAAGCCTTCATGGATCTCACACCTATTCAAGGATCACAAAAAGCTATGTTAAATCTTAAAGAGCGTTACGATAAAATGTATATTCTCACTGGACGCCAAGATATGGCGCGGGAAGAGACAGAAACATGGATAGATACACATTTTCCAGGTGTATTTGATGATGTCATACTCACAAACAGTTATACACCTAATGAAATACACAAAGCGGACATTTGCCGTGCACTTAATATAGGTCTCATCATAGACGATAATAAAGCCATATGCGATAGGTGTATTGATAATGGTGTCCGAGCTCTCAATTTCATAGGAGATGAGGATAGTATTTATCCCTGGTGTGAAGAGAGTGATATAAGCATTCAGGGATGGACGGATGTTCGTCAACGAACTTAAAATGTGTTCATACATTAAATGTTCGCACTTCTTTGTAAACCAATCGCTGTACCTACACAAACAGGAAATCCAGTCCTTCGTGCAAATGATTGCCGCATAGCGTATGTAAAACCATCTCAAACTCAAGAAGGTAAACTTGAACTTGAGATACTTGAAGCACCTCCGGTGTATATAGGCCCAGATAAGCAAAGTGAAAATTTTTAAAATGGTGTAATACTAATTGGAATAAGTGGACCATCTGGAGTTTTCCTCATGAAAATGACTTCATCACACTCACCACCTTTCATGGCCAATTCCGGTTCTCCGCACACTGTTCCAGATTTCTTGAATCTATCACAAGCACCCTTAGTCCTGTCTGTGATATTCATATTCTGGCTATACCCAATGAAGGTTTTATCGAGTTTACCACTTTCCCGGTCTTTAGACGTCACTGTAACTTTCCAACAGTAACTACCAAAATCCCACTGCTTCGTGGTATCAACCGGGGGTGGTGGGGCATCTAACGTAGATGATGCGAGACGACGTCTGAATTTCTTCTTCAGGGAAACAACGGGTGCAGTCAAAAAATTAGCAATGGGTGTCGTCGTCATTATTGATGTTTAGAACTATACTTTTAAGTTATTTTTACAATGTGGATATTACAGATTGTAAAAACAACAGTTCTCCTTCTGCCGGGTTTGAACCGACGACCTACAGGTTAACAGCCTGTCGCTCTACCAACTGAGCTAAGAAGGAATGGTCCTCTCTACCCGAATCGAACAGGTGACAAATGGAACTACAGTCCACTGCTCTACCAACTGAGCTAAGAGAGGATGTAGCTCCCACCAAGATTCGAACTTGGGGTGGTGGATTCAAAGTCCACAGTGTTGACCAACTACACCATAGGAGCCGGAGCCTCGACTACTATATCAGTAATTTGTTTCTCTTCTTTAACCTCGTACATATACTTGAAGTAATACATTAGGAAGCAGAAAAGACCAGCAGCAACATTTGTGATGATCATAGGTATGACAGTGTAGTGGAATGAATAGATGAGAGACAATACACTCGCAGTCAAGTTCAAGTGTAGAAAATTATAGTTGATTGCTTTGGCATCTCGGTGTTTATAGACATGATGAATCTCGGGTACAAACATAACAACGATAAAAGCAGATCCTAGCAGACCACATACATCTATGGCGTTCATTCTTACTGGTATATATTTTCTCTTGTTTAAGTAGGTATGCTTTTGGCTATAATAATCATAATCTCTATTTTTTGGATTGTTGTATTTTTGAATAAGGGTGCCGTAATAAGAAAAGAAACATACGATTACAAATGTTTCCTGCTCACCATTCCAGATGCCAAGGAAAGGTCTGACCGTTTTTTAGCGAGCCACAACAAAGATATACCAATCGAGGTCATATATGGACCAGACACACGAAATCTGAAAGTTGCTAGAAATTTTGAAGACTATATAGAACCAGAATATTTTGAAAAGGCTGTTGAGATGCATTATGATCCCAGTGTCACGAGACCTGACATCACATATTTCAATATGGGGGCTATTGGGTGTTATATGGGTCACATGGATTTTTACGAGAAATGTTTTCGACAAAATCTCAAATATGCTGTGATTTTTGAAGATAATGTGATTGTCAAATCTAAGCGATTATACAAACAGATTCAAGATTTCATTGACATGAAAGGAGATGCATTTGAAATGTGTTTTTTCCATTGTCTCTCAAGATTACCAGAACTGAAAGAAGAAAATATCGAAAAGGTTAAATGGATTTCGAGCACTAAATGTTACTTGATAAATGTAGACAACATGAGAAAGTACCACAAGTATTTTTTACCGATGGATAATCACATAGATATGAAACATGAAGACATAATAGAACAAGGAGCTCGAGTTTATTACAAGGATTTGCGTGATTGTTTACGTATTGATAGGCGTCACAGAAGTCTCATCGGGCACAGTAATCATGGAAGGATGGATTTCTTTTCGAAGGTTTATCCCGATCTTTCCCCGAGTGTTCTTGAACCCGGGTATTAGACCCTTTGGTCATAGAAAATAGTCAAAATATATCTTTCACCTTTTATCAATGGTAAAGTTCCGTGTAGATGGGTTTCAGATTCAAACTTAACCATATCACCTTGTTGATAATCAATTATGGGTAAGTTGTTATATTTTTCAATGAATTCATCTCGCACCTTAACATCACAGTTGGCTATTTCATTGATTGTATTCGACGTCGTTTTATCAAACATGTAATACTCACACCCTTGGAAACTCTTAGTATCCGATAATAGAAAACTTATCGTATATTCAGAACTATCGTAGTGTAGAGGTATTCGAAGACGTTCGTTCGGTAAATAGCGTTTCAAAAACATAAAATCTTTACTCGAGGGAATCACTTTGTATTTATGGTACACATCTTTACACATGTTCCACAACTTCTTGTGCAATACTTTCGATCCGTTTAAAATATTCACCTGATAAACGGGTTCATTATCAACTGGTTCTCCGGTTACATCATAAGACAAATTTCTAGATTCGTCTATTATCTTATTACAGAATTCGGGAGTTAAAACACCCTTGGCTATATATGATGTTTGATCTAGAAACTGTTTTGGTTCCACTGTATTATCATTCACATAAACTATCTTTTTGGGAACTTTCATGATTATGAAAATGGCTATTACGAGTAACAAAATCAGAATGATCATCTAAAATACAAAAACATTTTTAGTACACCTAAGTAGACACATTCTATGATTAAAATCATTCACTCACAACAACATGAACTCTACATCCATCACCGATTACATCCTCAAGCTCGAGCGCGAGAACCGCGATCAAGCGGAAACGATCCGCACACTGAGCTTCAATGAGATTGATCTCAAGAAGCAAATCCGAGACTTCAAGAAGAAATCTCCTGACTCCTATGAAGTGTCTCGAACCAAGATTGAGGCACTCAAGAAGTTATTCCATGAGGCCAGTGAAGAGAAGGTCAATGCCCTCAATGAACTCAACGAGCTCAAGTACATGATGCGGATCTCTCCTTCGTACACTGACACGACAGCTCGCGTGACAAAGAAGTCTCTTAACGATGGTCTCGTAAAGCGTCTTCTGGAACTTGGAAACATGACCTCTGATTACCATAAGACGATGACTTACCAAAAGGCTGCAGATGCTGTCGCCAATCTACCCCACGAGGTGGAAAGTGGTGAGAGTCTCATGCATATCCCGGGTATTGGTAAGGGTATCGCTGCCAAGGTTGACGAGTACCTCGATGAGCAGGACTCTGACTATGAGGAGTCTGTCTGCTCTGACTCTGAGTCGATCGCATCCAGTGACGATGAGTCTCGCTGTGCTTACGCACCCTCGGATGATGAAGGGTCTTTCGTCACTGAGACTGATGATGAGGATTACTTCATCTCTCACAACTCTGGTCTCTCTGCGATGATCTACGAATGTGCTGACAAGGCTGAAGACAACTTCAAGCGCAACGCATACATCAAGGCTGGTGATACCATCTATGGTCTTGATTACAGGATTACCAGTGGTAAAGAGGCTATGAAGCTCCCGGGTATTGGAAAGTCGATCGCTAAGAAGATTGACGACTACCTGACACCCTCTACAAATGAGAAACTTGCTATGTGTTTTCTCAAACTTGGAAACCTTGAGGAGCCTGTTTACAAGTCTGAGGCATACTGGAATGCCGCTGAAAAGATCCGTGATCTTGATTATGTCGTAAAGAGTGGTGATGACGTCAGGCATCTCCATGGTTTTGGACCCTCAATCTGCTCCAAGATTGACGAGTTTTTGGCGACTGGGAAGATTATGAGACTCGAAGAACTCAACTAAACCCATGTGGCTGGCTGCTTGTTTTTCCTTTTTGGTCTACGCCCAAGACGTGAGAGTAGATATACATAGAACAATAAACCATACTTGACCATTTCTTAATAAAATCCCAGATTTTTCTTTTTACCATCATAGATATTTACAATTCCTGATTCTATCATCTTTTGATTCACCGACTGCTTGTCCCCTTTGTGTCGATACACAACAACAAGTGGTCGACCATACTTGTCATTTTTACCACATTCGATCCATATCCACCCATTTACCTTATTCCTACATATAAACGGGTTCCAGAGTTGGTGGGGTGCACGATCATTAAATCCACATTCCTGTTTAAACATATCACGCGCAAGTTTAGCGAGATGAATATGATCAGCTCTACCTCTCAACCCAAGACTGGGTTTCATCTCAGCTGAGTCGTACCCAAGAGTTCGAAAAGTAAACTTTAGGGGGCGACCATGAAGCATGATAACCGCCTTAAATGTATCTCCATCATAGACACTCGTAATTTTTGCATACCCCCGATACTTATCTAGACTGAAAACCGGTATCGAATCATCAACACCTGATAGAACTCTCTTACTACAACAAAAGTTCATCTATGAATAAAGGAAAAATTATCTTTAAACAAATATTTAAAGACATAAAAGTACTTGATTATATATGGATGTTCATCGCTCATTTAACTTTGTCCCTAACCGTGAAAATATCAAACTGATTACAATTTGGGTAAATGATATAACCCCTGAGAAAGTTGATTTGTGTTGTATGTACCAAAAACTCATAGGCTTTCAGGTGGTTACAGATTTTTATAAAACTCGAAAGGTATTTGACGACACGATAGTTAAACAACCCGTGACACTTGGAAATATAGATTTCTCTGAAAATTTCAGTGAACAGTTAGTCGATCATATTTACAAAGACAGGGAATATTTCTGGTGTGATGGAAATCCATACAAAAGTCTTGGTGAAATTACAGAGGGTATTCTAAAAAGGTACCGCGCTCATCACTCATCAAAGACTGTACAATTTGACACAGATTCTCAAAAAATAATCGGTAAAGAAAGTGGTACTATCGCGTTTCCTGAAGACGTCCCAATGAATCGTTTATGGATGAAAAAGGGTGCCGATTCTGAACCAGAATCAGAATCAGACTCGGACTCAGAAAATAAAATATCGGTATAATACAAAATGACTCCGGTACTCGTATCAGTGGACAAGGCGGGTGATCTCAAGCTGGGACGCAAGAAGTGCCGTCTCCACAAGAAGGAAGATGTAGTGAAGGTTGCGAAAAAGTATGGTGTTCCCAACGCCGGAAAGAAAACTGTTAAGCAGTTATGTGGTTCCATCAAGGCTAAGGCCAAGGCCAGTAACGATGGTATGAACAACATTTCCCTCGCGAAGCTGTACCCAGAGGCGGCTAAGAAGCGCGCCGCCGCTAAGAAGCGTGCTGAAAAGAAGGCTATCGACAAGAAGGTTGCTGCCAACTTTATGAAGGCCATGACCACTAAAATCGCTTCTCCTAAACGGATAATTACTATTGTAAAGATGAACCTATCTAAGAAAGCTAAATCCATAAATAAAGAGGAAGCCACGAAGCGTATTGATCGCATGAAGATTTCTGGCTCTAACAAAAACAAGCTTTACGAAATGATGTACCTCAATCAAAGGTCTCCTCGTCATGTTGTTCGTGTGGCACGAGAATTGGCTCGTCTACGGTAAGATCGTTGTACACCTTTTCCTCAGTGTCATAGAAACTCACACTATCCCCAATCATCATCTCCCTCACAATTTGATACAGTACCGTTGAGAGTGCAAATTTATATGCGAGAAACCCAACAAATGTGGCTCCATAATCAAAATCAAATGCGAAAGGTGCGTTATTCCACGACACTTCAAAAGCAGCGGCACCGAGAGGTGCAAAGAACTCCTTCTGAATTGTCGAATTTTCGAGTTTATCTACCCGATCAGAGAGAAGACTCACATACGCATAAGATGTTACTGCACCCAGCATCGCGGATACACCATGATCTGCACCTTGTGTGATGAAGTAAGAAGCACTCAAAGCAGATCCATAAGCAGCCGTGGAGTTTTTTAAAGTTTTTTTTAGGTGCGTATATTCGGTGTGAATTGGTTTACTGAAGGCATAAGTGAGAGACATTCTACAAGAAAGTCACTTAAAATCTTTATCCAAGTTAAGAATAGAAATGCCTTGTCAACTCTGTAAAAAGAAGTGTGGGGTTCCCATCGATTGTAAATATTGTGGTGGTAGCTTCTGTCCGAGATGTCTCAATTTGACAAAGCATGATTGTCAAGGTGCAGATATCAAGAAGATGAAACAACGTAAAGAACTTGAGAAAAACATAGCATTTGAACCACCCCCCAAATGCTTAAAGATTTGACATCTTAATAGAATAGCGTGGGAGGCTCTATTATGCTGAGATGTCCGAGTGGTCTAAGGAGGACGACTTAAGATCGTCTGTGCTATGCACGCGCGGGTTCGAACCCCGCTCTCAGCATTCGCACTCATAGCTCAGTGGTAGAGCGCAAGCTTAGTAAGCTTGAGGTCAGGGGTTCGAAACCCTTTGAGTGCAATCATGATAAAAAGAATAGTGTATAATTACATAATGAATAAAGATCAATCAATTCTTATTCATGATGTCGCATCGTTACTCTTTCTCGCACCATTTTCTGCATTATGTGTGGCCGATGTCTTGTTCGGATATACACTGTATCCCATGTTTTTAACACATGCTCTCACTACATACATGTCGTATGATCTCATGTGGATAATTCTTCAGCCGAAAGTTATACACACTCTTAGAAATTTAATCATACTTCATCATTTAGTGTGTCTTTTAGCTCTTCTTAGACCTCTCATGTACCCCGAAGAATCCCCAATCATAAGTTTGGCTGGACTGGTTGAAATTGATACGACACTGTTAACGCTTCGACGAATCATTCCTAGGACAAATTCTATACATTCACACATAAATCTCATATATCATGTGTCCAATCTCGTTATACGAGTGTTTTATGAAACTATTTTCACGATGTTTGTGACGAATTATTATGCCAATGAAAACATTTTGGTAAAAATCCATGTTCTTGGGTGTCAGTATTTCATAAACATATTTAGTTGTGGGATTTGTGCACTCACATACACCAAGCGTAACCCAGCTTTAAGAAATAATATATAGTATAGGTATAATGACAGATAAAGCTAAACCTAAGCGCAAACCAAACGCATACATGAACTTTGTGAAGAAGACACGACCCAAGATTGTGAAAGAATTTCCCGATCTTTCATTCACTGAAATTGGATCGAAGTTAGGTGAGATGTGGCGAGAGCTTACGGATGACGAAAAGAAGAAGTATGCCAAATAGACTTAAGGATTTGAAACTCAAGTCAAATAGATGCCTCTCGGGGTCAAAAAGCTTTCTTACGATGCTTGTCTGCCTACTCGTGGTTCTGATGGTGCTGTGGGATATGATTTATATAGCTCCGAAGCTGCGACTGTACCGTGTCAGGCGGGGCGAGCTTTAGTTGGTACTGGTATCGCTTTGTCTATTCCGGATGGTCTATACGGACGTGTAGCCCCCCGTTCCGGTCTAGCTGTGAAACATTGCATCAACGTTGGTGCGGGTGTTATTGATCCTGATTATACCGGTGAAGTCAAGGTCGTCCTATTCAATCATGGTACGGAAGACTTTGAAATCAAGAAGGGTGATCGTATCGCTCAACTTATTTTGGAAAGGTGTGATACACCTATCGTTAAGGAAATTGGTCTACTTGATGAGACACTCAGGGGTGACGGGGGCTTTGGGTCTACCGGCAATTAGAAAACCATAAGTCCTCTGGTGTAGGCATGAATAAAACACCATGACGCATCGTCATGAAGAGTTTGGCCTTTGTCACATTAGGGTATGTATACAGTAGCCATCTTTCCCAATACTCAGCCCGGAAGAAATCCTCCCAATCTTCCTGAGAACTTTCCGAAATTTTTAACATTTCCCTATGAATCTCACCCTGATCCCTCTCGATTCGCAGCTCCTTAGGAATGATAGCACCTTTCCTAAGAAGTTGTGCACGCATAAGTCTTGGGTTTCCATGTTCTGTGTAGTGTTGGACACCGCGTTCACCGAAATCGATAGCTCTTTTATTTGGGAGTGTCACTCTAAGTTTATGTGTGATGGATGGACTCGGTTGTAATACGACGTGCATTAATAGAATATAAGGAAAAAAATACATTATTATTCATGCTTGAATATACAACGAATGATGGCACAGTTATTCGCGTCGGACAAAATGCAAAGGATAACGACAATCTCACTGTGTTTAGTAGTCCCCGATACTGGTGGATGCATGTAACGGGATATTCAGGTGCTCATGTAGTCGTGTGTCACACCGGAGAACTTTCGAGAGAAACAAAACGAGATGCGATGGTTCTCGCTGTTCATCACAGTAACGTACCGGATACGAAAATGTCTTGTGTCGATATGGTCCGAGTGGAACAGACTATATGGACGAGACAAGCGGGGAAGGTCAAACTACAAGGTGAAGTCATGGAACTTACTATTTTTATGCAACGGGAAAGGGACCGTCTGGAAAGGATCTTAAAAACGAGACGATCTATCTAGATATATGAACCACCAAGATTGGAATCCTGTCGTCATTCACGGAGCGAAACACAATGTTTCGCGACCCGCACAGCCACACCGTGAAGTGACGAAAGATCAAAAGTTGGATCGCGAAGAGTTGGGTACACACAAGAAGGTTTCCCTCTCGATGGCGAAGATGATCCAACAGGGACGTATTGCTAAAGGTTTCAAAACACAAAAAGATTTAGCAAACGCGGTGGGTGTGAATGTGAGTATTATTAACTCGTATGAATCGGGTAGAGCTATTCCGGATCCGACGATTCTTCAAAAGTTGCGGAGAGTTTTGGGTGTCAAACTAAAGTAATCCCTTATATGTTCCGGCGATGTAGTAGACATCTTCGAATCCAAGTTCCTCTAATTTCTCTGCCGCAAATCTGGCCCTTTGTCCAGTGTTGCAGTAGACGAGTAAACCCTTCTTGGGAAGTTCTGTGGTGGTTTTTTCGTTGATCTTGTTTACGGGGATATGAAGTGCTCTGGGGTAATGTCCCGCACGATACTCGGTAATCGTTCGAACGTCAATGACCTTCTTTATTTTCCCTTTCTTGATGAGCCTTCTAGCTTCGGAGGCGGACACGAGGTTCTGTCCCATATAAGTGTACGCGAGGGCACCAGTAAGTGCACCAGCTATGATAAGGGGTATCATTTAGTATCTGTAGAGATTTTAACTTCGACATGATCCATTTCAAAGCAACACTGGGCGTGACCATCATAGGTTCTTCGACAAGATTTACAGTAATAAAGAATAGGTACGTCCATAGTATAAATGAATAATAAAACTGCTGATGTGTCCACTCGTCTTACTCCTCTCGAGTTTGTTAAGCGTTCAATGGATAATCGTTTAGCTGCTACAGAGAAGGCACTTAAGTGTGAAAAAGTCCGATACAAGTCTGACTGCGACCCGGAGAAGTTCAAAGATTTCCTCGAAGACCGACTCACAATTTGGGCGGGAGAGGGATAATACCTTCTATGCGAAGAGGATGTATGAAAAGACTAAAACTTTGATTGACAATTGGAACTAACATAACTTTCTCTGTGCTTGAATCTTTCTAGCCTCATCCCACCTCCCAGATTGCTGAATAAGCAATATAGTATTTGGTTTCATCCTCGAAAGGGATTTGCCTTCCCGTAAATTCTTGAACGCGTTTTCCACTGTCTTGTTACTTATACCAACTCGGCGAACCTTGTATCGTCGAGTCTCATTTTCTGCTGCAACCACGCGTTTCTCGACTTCGACGAGCCTTTCTTGTAGAGTGGTAATGATAAGTTTTTGCTTTTTAATTTTCATATCACCACCCCGAGAACGAAGTTCATCACGTTCCTGTTCAAGAGCCTTGATTATGACCCTCTGCTTTTTGATTTTTAGATTTTTCTTCTTGACAACCTTGTCTATTTCTGGTCCAAGATCAATAATGAACTTGGATGTTTTACGGGGTCGTGAGGAAGACTTTACCATTTTACATAAATTTTTATTCGTACCTTTTAACTTAGTTGCCAAACGCGACACCACCCATACCCTTCTGGATACGAAGAATGTTGTAATTTACGGCGTACACGCGGTGAAGACCGTTACCACCAGTGGGTGAGGTTACAGTGAGCTTAGCGTTATCAATTCGGGAAAAGTTTAGTGTGCCCGTGGGCTGTGTCTTGCTTAGGTTTACACAGAAAGGCCAAGTGAAAGTGGGAAGATCCTCGAGAATATCATCTGGGAGATCTGTACTGTGCATCTCGGGTACAACTGTGTGATGATACACCGCGGAAGTATCCTCGAACAGGGCTACACCATTAATGTAAAGGGAAGACTTACCGAATGTGTATTCAGTGTCCCAGTCATCTCCAGCCGCCTTACCGGATACGAGGTGAAGGGACTTGACTGGATGGTTGAAATAGCTGAGATCGAACTCAGTATCACCACTGTTAGCTAACTGATGTTGAGTCTGTGTGATGAGAATCTCATGTTCGTTATCGACGAAAAAGGAACGCTCATCGGTATCCAGGTAAATGTAGTTACCCCAAACCTGGGGGCTACCGGCTGGTGTGTAACCGTCACGGCACTTGATGCGAATCTCCACATCGTGATATTGGAGGGCCACCAATGGAAGACACTTGGTCCAGTCTTCACCGAAGAAGAATGGAATCATGTAGTGATCACCGCCGTGGTTCGCCTTCTTGTTATTGGTTGTGACGGCACACGAAGCCTTCGCCGCAGAATCACGGAGAAGGGGGTTGTGTACACCTTGGATGAAAAGGGAGTCGAGTTGAGACACCTTCTGACCACCGATCCACAGGCTGAATTCAGTAGGACCCGCCGCATCCGCGGAGAACAGGCCGTTAGAGTTGGTTTGGATATTGGCGATGTTAGTATCCTCGATCCAGATGTAACTCATGAGGTCACCCTTCGAACGGATAGGAATGGTAATCTCGTTATTGGCACCGAAGGTACCGATGTAATCCATACGCTCGGGCTTCATTGCGAAGTTAGTATGGCGTTTATAGTTTTGTCTAAAAAACGAAACCTCGGGATTTCCAGTGATGAATACATCCTGGGCACCTACAGACACAAGCTCTATTAAAGCGGCTGACATTTATTAATAAACGATATTAAAATTTTCGCTCAAGATATACATAAGCGATGGTGATTTTTCAAGCGTTGACTTGGGAAGCCAGAGATGTTGATGATGAACATTTAGTGAGTATATTTGGGAAAACTCAGGAAGGTAAATCAGTTTGTGTTACTACTGCATTTACCCCGTACTTTTTCGTTAAGTTTCCCAAAGGTGCTACACAAAAGACGGCGCAGGAAATATTCGACGTCCTAAATAGAAAATGTCCTGAATGTCTCGTATCATATTCAATCATGAAAGCTAAAGATGTTTGGGGGTTTCAGAATAGTGAAGAGTTTGCGTACATGAAAATCGATTTCGTAAATCTAGCTATGAGACGACGAGTTGATTACTTTCTAAAAAACACATTGAGCATTTCATCTGGGATGGTAAAATTGAAAGTGTATGAATCAAACCTAGATCCCGTACTTCGCCTGATGCATAGAACCGGTATCCAATCTACTGGCTGGCTCGACACGGGTGATCAGTGCATTCGTTCACATCTCGCGAATGTAGATATCGATTTATTTTGCAATAAGTGGAATACACTCAAACCCGTCGAGCGAGATGACATCGCCCCATTCGTAGTTGCATCATTTGATATTGAGTGTAACAGTTCCACTGGTAAATTCCCTGATCCAACCATCATGGGTGACGCATGTTTTCAGATTGCAGTTTCACTTTGTAAATTTGGTGAAGATGAACCGTATGAGAAGGTTTGTCTATGCTACAAAAAAACCGAAGGTGACGATGTTGTGAGTTTTGATACAGAGAAGGAAATGCTCGAAGCTTTTCAAAAATACATGCAAAAAAAGGATATTGATATCATCACGGGATGGAACGTCTTCGGTTTCGATTTCAACTATATTCACACACGCGCACATTTACTGGGATGTAACCCCAACTTTTTCAGGCTTGGGAAATTGAAGGATCAGATTTGCGAGATTTCAATTAAAAAATTGAGTTCGAGTGCTTTGGGTGATAATACATTGAAACTTCTTCCAATGTCCGGTCGGTTTGTTTTCGATTTATTCCATGAAGTGAAGAAGGGATATAAACTTGATTCGTACAGTCTAAATAACGTATCTAAATTGTACCTTGGGGATCAAAAGATTGACATGCCACCAAAAGAAATGTTTGCTCGATTTATAGAAGAAGATCCAAAAAAGCTTGGTGAAGTCGCAGACTATTGTATTAAGGATACTTTACTTCCGCATAAACTCATGAAGAAGATGTGTATTCTTTTGAACTTGTTAGAGATGGCTAAGGCGACGTGGGTACCTCTATGTTTCCTCGTAGAGCGTGGGCAACAGATTAAGGTTTTTAGTCAGTTGACTAAAAAGGCTCGAGAACTAGGATTTATGGTGCCAACGATTAGATGGGGTGCTATACCCGAAGAACCCTACGAAGGTGCAACTGTACTTGACGCTCAAAAAGGAGCCTATTATACACCCATCACAGCCCTAGATTTTGAAGCGCTGTATCCGAGTATCATGATGGCCCATAATCTCTGTTACTCTTCCTATGTTATGAATGAGAAGGACTATGGGAATATTCCTGGTGTTACATACGAGACGTTTAACATTGGTAACAGAACCTATAAATTCGCACAAGACGTCCCCAGTCTTTTACCAGCCATTCTATTGGAGCTTAAACAGTTTCGTAAAAAGGCAAAGAGAGATATGGCTGCCGCAACTGGCGCGATGAAAGAAGTCTATAACGGTAAGCAGTTGGCATACAAAATTAGTATGAACTCAGTGTATGGATTTACTGGTGCGGGTAAAGGTATTCTTCCATGTGTCCCGATTGCGTCTACCACGACATGTAGAGGCCGTGAGATGATCGAAGAGACAAAGACGTATGTTGAAAAGAACTTTCCGGGTGCGAAGGTACGGTATGGTGACACGGATTCTGTGATGGTTGAGTTTGATGTGGGTGACAGGACAGGTGAAGAAGCTGTAAAATACAGCTGGGAGATTGGTGAAAGGGCGGCGACAGAATGTAGCGCCCTCTTCAAAAAGCCCAATAACCTAGAACTCGAGAAGGTCTACTGGCCATATTTCTTGTACTCGAAGAAGAGGTACGCCGCGAAACTTTGGACACAGGGTAAGGATGGAAATATGCATATGGATTACATAGATATTAAGGGTCTTCAGGTTGTTCGCCGAGATAATACACCCCATGTTCGAGAGGTTTGCAAGGAGCTTTTAGATGTAGTTCTCACCTCGAGTGACCCTGGTCCACCACTCGAACTCGCGAGAGAACGCGCCATAGAACTCTTATCTGGCGACATACACAATGATAAGCTGATCTTGAGTCAATCTCTTTCGGATTCGTATAAGGTGAAGGGGCAAAATGTCTCAATAACGAGCCCCGATAGTATATACATCAATCAAGCACATGTTCAAGTTGTCAATAAGATGCGTGATAGGAAACCTGGCTCGGAGCCACAATCGGGTGACCGGGTCCCATATCTACTCACAAAAACGGGTGATCCAAAGGCTCGTGCATTTGAAAAATCTGAAGATCCGAAATACGTCGAAGAAAATAATGTACCGGTAGATTATCACTACTACTTTGTCAATAAATTCCTGAATCCTGTGTGTGATTTACTCGATCCGTTATTTACAAACACAAAGGAGGAAATATTCGGTGAAATTATTACTCAACACGCACCACCTAAGAAGAAAAGGGAACCTGGGTTTAGTGGTATGAAAAAAGAACAACTCGTGGAAGAGTGTAAAAAGAGAAACTTGGACACGACAGGAAAAATAACCGATTTGAAATTGAGGTTAAAAAACGACACAGAAAAACAAAATTCGGTTGAAGAGTTATTTAAAAAATACGATCAAGATAGAAGTAAGCAATGAGTTCCTATGATAAACTTATCACGGTGTTTGATGAAGAATTGAAAACGCGAGCCAATGAAATCATAAGTGATTATGCCGAAATCATTTCAAAGAAACATGGTATACCTCTCGATCTATTATTGAGAGACGTACCCGAAAATTATACTGGATCCGTGTGTAAAGGAACAAAGTCAAATGGCCATCGTTGTACACATAAGGGTCTTCACAATGGATATTGTGGCAAACATATATCACAGGGTACTAAAATTAAGCACAGGGATCTTACGAGTATAAATACACATACACATGGGAGTGATAAACTTTTCGTTCCTGATTGTCCGGCATGTATTCACCCAAATGTATTTAGAGATATAAATACAATGTTTAATAATGAGTAAAACCGATATTCTACTAACATCAATTAACAACTTTTATAACGAAGAGAAGAATAGAACTAAACTTTTAAACATTTTAGACAAAACATCTGGAATTTCACTGAGAAATTTGGAATGGTTCATCACGAACTATGCCAAGAAAAATAACACAACATACACAACAACTGATGGAAAGCTGTTCACTGTTCACTGCGCATATAAGTCGAGTCTGGATGGGTACAGTAAGAAACTATTCGATCCATTTTGTAGGTCTACGAAGTTTCCTTATATTGTTCCGGGAACAGGTCATGAAATTCAAACAACATTAGCGCAATTGAATTTCATCAAATGGTGTATCAAGAACAACATCATTGATTATATTAGCAGTCATAAGACTTCATTGTTTAATAAGAAATTGACATAGACCCGTTTTCAAATTTGAAAGTTAGATAGCCAGTGTAATACATTTGAAGTGTATATGTTTCTTTTGTGATATCTATTTTCGTTTTATCCAATTTAACCTCAAACACCGTTTTATCTGATTCGATAGTACTAAAATCCAAGTTTCCCGAAGGTTCCACGTTTACTGGATTCATCGCGAAACTATACGTGTATATATTTCTGATTGGTCGCGCCAATCTATTTCTGTGGGGTACCAGATATTTGAAGTAGTTGTGATTTGTATTTGAGATGTTGGGAAGTTTATTTCCGTATATGAAAAACTGTGCACTCTCTAATACGGGGTTGAAGAATGTAGTATTTTCATCAAAGTTATCACTCGATGAAAAGTTAAATCGATTATGCATAAAGAATTTTTCTTCTTCACTCGTTTGAAGAGCGTACACATGTGCGTACCCTCTCGTATCACCTGTAGTTACATCTGGACCCACACCCACCCGTAAACCGTTTGTCGATAAAGATACTGAATGCCCAAACTTATCACCTGTGATAGTTCCTATGATTGTCTCACCCAGTTTTGTCCATACACTATTTTCATACACATACACCTTGGCATCACCCTTTCCATTTCCGGGCGATCCCGCGGCTACACGAGACCCGTCACCCGAGAATGAAACTGAAGTACCAAATTTATCACCAACTGCGGTACCATTGATATCTGAACCCATTTGACTCCAGTCACTGGAACTGTAATTATAGATTCTAATGTATCCGGTACCGCTGGTATTCTCCGGTCCTCCGGCGACTACTCTTGAAGCGTCATCTGGTATCGATACAGATGTCCCGAATGCATCGCCCGTCGCTTTACCACTTATTTCTGAACCGTCGAGAGCCCAAGCTGTCCCACTGTCGTACTCATATACTCGCACCTTTCCTTGATCATTACCTGGAATACCTATGGCCACTATGGGTCCAGATGCCACTGTATTCTTCATAGAAACGGACGTACCCAACTTGTACGAAGCTCCCCCACCAACGATATCAGCTCCAACCTTTATCCATCCAGAATCATATTTATACACATTGACAAGGCCAGAATCTGCCGCAGTAGTATCATCAAATGGTGCACCCACGGCTACATAGATACCATCATTAGAAAGGGAGACTGAGTATCCGTACCGCATACCAACTGTCGCCCCGACAATATTTGTACCCACCTTTGACCACCCAGAACCTGTGCTATAATCGTATATTTCAACGTGACCCTTATCAGATGCACTGTGTGGGCAACCGATAGCTACCCGAGATCCATCGTTGGAAAGAGATACAGAGAATCCAAGTTGATCTAAATCTGTAGTACCCACAATATCAGATCCCAATTGTACCCAAGCTTTTGTGGTTGCGTTATACTCATAAATCTTTACATGACCCCTGTTAGCTGTGGGAACTTCCGTGGACCCGTCGTTAAGAGAGCCACCTATAGCCACACGAGTTCCATTCCCAGAAATGGATACCGCTCTACCAAATTTATCTTCACCCGCGGTACCATCTATGATACTACCCAAAATAAGGGGTTCGTCACCCACACTTCTCACAGCATTTTCAAACTTTGTATTCCTTAAGAACCAATGTAAACATTTCACCGGGATGTTTGGTACGAGGTTATTTTTGATAATGTCTTTATTGAGTTCACTCACGCTGGTTGGGTGTTTCTTCACAACATCATTGATCATGGTTAATGGACGAGAAGCAAAATACTGTCGCTCTTGACCACTTAATGTAATTTCTTCCGTCACTAAATTAAATGATTGCAGTTCAAGTGTATCAGTTGTATTTGTATAGAATTCTTGGTTATAAAACTCGAGTTCAAAGGTAATCTTTTGTTTATGAATAGCACAAATTGGGAAGTATGGTCGATTCGGTTTATTTGTAGAGTGTTCATCACTCGCATATTTTCGAGAGAAGAAGAAATGTAGAGGTATGACTAGATCTGCACTTTGACGAGCGAAAATACTATTACCGACCGATTTATCAAAACCGAGGTTTCTATTAACAAGTGCTCTATTTGCTACCTTTTCAGACATTTCTAAATAAAGATCATCGTAAATGATACCCCAATCATCATGTAATTTTTCAACTTCTATTTCATCTACAAACATAGTGACACTCTTGAGAATATGTCTTCCTAATTGATCTGCATAGTTACCATCTGTGATACCGGGCATAGTGATACTCAACCACATATTACTTAAAAGGTCTCCCATGTTTGTTGGGTTGAATTCAACCTTTAGTGTTTGACCAAATGGCCATTTGGGTACCTGTCCAGGATTGACCACGTTCCGACTTCTGTGATACTTTCTAAACTCTGAATGTCTCAAGAGTTCTTTATAATTAAAGAACGAATCATCTGGGTCTTTGGAAAGAAGATACGTATCCTGCTTTCCAATAGCCTTGAGAGAAATCTTTGCAGCTTCACCCATACTTACCTATTGTCTATATATTTTTAATATCATTCTTCCACATAGTTGATGGGGTTGTCGAGGTTAGTGTCTTGAGTTCCAATTTCGCCTGTTCGGATTCTTTGAGAAGTTCACAAACACTCTCATCTGTGTATTGAACAGTCCTAATGTTCAGTAGATAATCATAACTTCCACTAATGAGTGGGAATGTCTGTGAAAGTTGTTCTTCCAGTTCCTTCTTTTTACGACGGAACACTACAATGTTACCGTTTATGACCATAGACACAAAGCGGGACTTGTAATCACACATCTTAGATTTAGCCTCAAGAACCTTGATCAGATACTCTTTCCTCTTATCGTAGTATTCGCGACGAAGGGTGATAAAGTCCATTAAGATCTCCTCGGGTGTCTCATATTTGTGAATACCCTTTGTGGGGTGGAACAAGTGCATGTTCGAGGTTCGGAAAGTCTTTTGAAGTTTGAGATCCTTAACGGCATCTGAACCATTGTAGTCTTGGATGAGAAAATCCACATTCTCAGTTGTACTGTTATTTGTGAAACCACTGATGATTTTCTTTTCAACGAGGGTATCGAGGTGTTCCTTGTAATCTTGGGTCCAGCGTCCCGGGGGGAGTTCAGTCACCTTAACCGTCCTCCCGATACTGGTCCATACACCTTGGGTCACCCACGAATCGTCATCTTGTTCCATGACTTTACCCTTGAAACCCCTGAACCAAGGTTTCATTTTTTGAATTTCTTTTCCATTCAATACATTCATGATATTGTCACGAATGTCTTTGGGGTTAAATGGGGGTACGTAGCAGCTGAATCCGGTACCGATACCCTCACTTCCATTGACCAAGATCATAGGCAAAGTGGGCATGTAAAAGTCTGGTTCAATAGACCGTCCATCATCATCCAAATAATTAAGAATCGCATCATCCTTGGGGTCGAAAAGCTTACGAGCCTCGGTTGTCAGTCGTGTGAAGATATATCTCGTCTGGCTAGCATCTTTCCCACCCATAAGCCGTGTTCCAAATTGACCACACGGTTCGAGGAGATTGATGTTGTTAGATCCTGTGTAGTCATTAGCTAACTTCACAATTGTATCAGCGAGAGATACTTCACCGTGGTGATAGGCACTCTTCTCAGCTACAAATGCAGCCAATTGTGCCACCTTCATCTCAGCAGTCAAATTCTTTTGAAAACATGAATACATAACCTTTCGTTGGGACGGTTTGAGTCCATCACAAACGTGTGCGATCGAACGCTTGAGATCTGCGAGACTGAAATTTACCAGGTCCCTGTGAACAAAGTCGGTGATGTTCAGCTGTTTCACATTACCATAAGGAACCTCTAGTTCTTTGGGGTCTTTTGCAGTGCTTTCAAGAAGCCACGTCTTTCGATCATCAGCCTTTTTCTTGTCAAAGGCCAAAGTAATAGATTTATCAGACATCACATCTGTATCAAACTTGACTGTGAGATCTTCAATTTGCTTGAAATACTCACGCGCCTCCTTCGAAGTTGAGGTACCGAGACCCTTGTAATACTTGATGCGCCACCCGGGTTGTCCATTTCCATACCAGGTCCTGAATTTAGAATCCGTATAGAATGACTTGGTTTGATTACCCCTAGAAGCCTTGATAATCGGGGTGACCATCGATACGACGAATCCCAGCTTGAGGAGACTGGGCCAAAAATAGTCAATCATGTTGAGAATTAGACCCTTGATATGTGAACCGTCATTATCCGCGTCTGTCATGATCATGAGACGACCATAGCGAAGCTCGGATACATCCTTGTACTCCTTACCTTGTTGGAGACCAAGGATCTTCTTGAGATCATTGAATTCCTGGTTCCCGGTAAGCTGTGCCACAGAGGCATCGCGTACATTCTTACATTTACCCCGAAGTGGGAAAACGCCGTAATGATCTCTTCCCACCACAGATAGTCCTGCGACGGCCAGAGTCTTTGCTGAGTCACCCTCTGTGACGATAAGGGTGCACTTTTTGGATTGAGCTGTTCCAGCTTTGTTTGCATCATCCAATTTAGGGATGCCAGTAATCTTAGACTTTCGTGCACCACCATCAGTCTTGGCAAGTTCTTTCATCTCCTTAAATTTTGAGAGAGCTGTAAGCTCATCGGAAATACCCGTTTTCAGGACATTTTTAACGAATGTTTTAGGCATCTCAAACTTGGAACCAAAATCCTGAGCTTTTAGGGTACACTCAGACTTTACCTGACTCGAGAATGAAGGATTCTCAAGGGTGGCCTTCACAAAGATAGTAAAGGTGTTCTTAACCTGTTGAGGTTTAAGTTTGATCTTCTTGGCCATCTCCTCGATGACACCGGATGCAACCAGGGATGCCACGTGGTCTACATGGGTTCCACCTTTCGTGGTACAGATACCATTAACGAAAGATACTTGTTCCATACCAGTCTCAGAGGGACCGATACACACGGACCAACGATCTCCTGTGACAGATGTGACATTCTCGACACCACTGTGCATCTTGGCATACATTTCAAAACTTTGTTTGGGGAGAACATCTCCGTTGAACTTGACCTTACAATTTGCTGTGGTACAAATGTTGGCATCCCAGACTCGTTTCTGAAAAATCTTGTAGATCGTAAAGTCCATCTTTGTCATCCCAAACCTTTTCCAGTCCGGTACGAATGTAATAGAAACAGATGAAGTCGATCCAGAATGTTTTTTTATTTTTGGTGGTTCACAGACAGTCATATTGTCGGACCATTTTTGTGTGTACATTTGCTTAGTCTCATGGTCTTTGATGATTATGGAAAACTGAGATGAGTAAATATTCGTCAGCTTAGCACCATAACCATTACGTCCACCCACAACACGCTTCTTGGAGTCGTCATAGTTGGTACTCGTGAGGAGATGTCCAAATGTAAGTTCTGGGTTCCATAGACCCTCCTTCTCATGCATACGAACACCAACACCACCAATTGGGCCATTGTTCTGAACAGTCACCGAACCACTGACTTTATCAACATCGATGGAGATGGATGTCACATGCTTAGGGTGCATTGAGTTGCGATCAATCGCATTGACGAGAATTTCATCAAAGATTTTCAAGAGAGCTGGGGAATATTTCAAGTTTGTCTTTTCAAACTTTTCATCATTGAGAGTCCAATAGGGTTCGACATTTAAGTCAACTGGACCGACATACGAGTCAGGTCTCTTGAGAATGTGTTCTATATGGGTGAGCTTTTGAACGCTTTCCATGATTACTTAAATTTATTACAAGTCTAATCTCTAACTTAAGTTTTCCTTTACATAAATGACCACCTCCAATAATGCATCCTATCTAACGTTTAGAAACAATTTTTACCACCTTTTCTACAATTTTCAAAGCAGATAATAAAAATAGTATCTTCTTGGTGATTGGTATCCGCATTTCAGTTGGGTGTGGTATAGAAGGTCTTCGCATTTTTTTATGTATTCGACGTAAAGCGTCACATGTCTCTATATATTTACCCTCTGACATCTGGTCTTTCACCTCATCGATAGTGTTCATCACTATGAATAGATCTTTATCTACTGCCATAAAGTAAGGTGATAATTTTTCTTTAGATACCTTAAGAGATGTACTTCTATTTCATCATCGCCATATTCATTCTCATTTTGTTTGTGCAAAATAAGTCCAGAGGAATAAAGAACACCGTAAAACATCTCATTAAGCAGTCGGCAAAGTACGCTACTACAGCTCAGCAAGATACAACCCCAGCCATTTCTATGCGAAACGCGAACTACGCGAGTGCGTATCTTCACGCAGCTAAAGATATTGCGAGTGACTCTCAGATTCATAACAGCACTGGTATCGACGTCAGAAAGTTTAAAGAGCATATAACTAATGTACAAGATATGGTTACAAAGAAGACGATTGATTCGTGTCCAGAATTTTCGGGACAAGTTGATATCTATTTGTCTGAAATAGCTACCTAAGTGAGTATAAAATATAAGAAAAGTAAGAACTAAAAATGCAAGTTATTCACGACACCGTGTGGGATAAGTGCCTGGCCGATGCGGTCAAAATGTTTCGTCTTGATGAACCAGACGATAAGTGCCATCGTCTAGCTGATGCGACCTGGAATATGAAGAGGAGATATCAGGAACATGCCAATAAGCGTCAAGATCGGCAAGTAATCATGATTGATAAAAACCCAGAGATTGTATCTGAGCAACGTGCGTCGAGTAAGAAGTTATGTGCGGCGTTGACGATGAAGGGTAAACCATGTGGGTTCAAAGCTTCGTGTGGGAATTTCTGTAAAAAACACCAAGCTAAGCCCTTGAAATTGGGTGCTAAAATTGATATGAAGAAAATTAAAATCAATGACTAATGTAAAGATGATGTTAGACGAAGACACACTTAGACCTGTTATAATAGCAATGACACTTTACATCAGTATAGTCGTTCTCGTCCCCCGCATACTTAAGAAGCCTACGGGTATACGATTTGTTGATGACCTCGTTCTCACTCTACTCGCACAAAAGGATTCAGCTATGCACGGTACTGTTATTACCGGTCTCGTTGTTCTCCTTACCAATTACATTCAGGATGAATTCTTCTAAGACATTCTTCCGTCCAACTAAATTTCGCGTGTATTCGTGATCCATCTCCCTAACGCGATTATTATACGCATGTCTCATGAACTCCAAGAGTTGGTCAAAGTTTGGTTCACCCCAAACCATACCTTTTTTGAAGAGAAAATCGTCCCTCTCCAATTCTTGAAGTCCACAGTCAATCGTGTAGGGTGTCTTGATATATTCCGATGCTCCACCGTAGTTAGTTATAATGACCGGCTTATCTCGCATCGCAGCCTCAACCGCACCCATACCAACACCCTCCGAGTGTGAAAAGTTCACGTAACAATCGCACCGATTATGGAGAGTATCCATCTCATCCTCGGATAACATATCATTGATGACTTCGACTCGTGGAAATTGAATTTGCACAGCTTGATTACTCGTGGCTTTGACTACGAGACGTGTATTTGGTTCATTCAGTCGCACAAAAGCCTGGAGAATATCCCTGAACTTCTTTCTGGGATCCATGATATTTCCAATATGGTAGAAGGTGTAAGGCTTTTCCTTTGGTTGAGGGATATGTGCGTGTATAACATAAAAATCATTATCGGGAAACTGTCGAGAGAGTACCCGTTTACAGAATTCACTTGGTACAGCTACACGCTTAAATTCCTTCATAATTAGACCATAGTCTTCGTGTACAGTTTCAGTTTCACATACTGTCATACAAGCCAAGTTTTTTACTCGGGTTTTTGCATACTTGATGTACTCAATCTGGTCGGGAGTAGGAATTACAAATATCAGGCCATTATCTGTCTCAGGAAGTTTTTGACCCAATTGATAATACATTCCATCAGGTAAGAATAATTTCACATATTTCATGGCATGTTGACCAATACCTGTTTTTTCATGTGGACCCACTACGATCATTTGGTATAAAGATAATCTTTCTTTTATATATAGTAATATGAATCCTTTACGGAAAGAACTTGAAGACGAACTCAAGCGTACTCGCCTCGACAAGACTCGCCTTTACGAGTTCCTCATTCGACTCGTTGATGGTGGTGTTGGTGGTGGTTCAGGAGAGGCTGGCCCCCCTGGTCCCCCTGGTCCCGCTGGTCCGCATGGCCCCCCAGGTCCCAAGGGTGCTATCGGTCCCGCTGGCCCCGCTGGCCCCGCTGGCCCCGCTGGCCCCGCTGGTTCCACATCGGTCACTAAGACTCCCACCAAGAAGCCTTCCGCTAAGCCTGCCGCGAAGAAGACTGACGCCTAAATATACAAGTTAATTAAAGTTAATACCCATATTATAAATACATGATTGCCATCGCTTGTGCACCTACACGTATTTATAACACGGCTGAAAGAGGAGTGAAAAGGGCTGGAGGTCGACATTGGCGTCAGCACTCTACAGGTGCTTCGGTTCGGCCATATCGGTTTGCTATGGAACCTAAAAAACCCCCCGAAGTTGAAGAACCAGAACCAGATTCAGAAATCGAGGACTTACGAAAGCAAATTGTTAAGTATAAAACCGCAACCGAAAAAATGAAGCTACTAGCGGGTTGGAACCTGCGTTCAACAAAATCAGCTCTTAAAGATGTTCATGAAATGCTCGAAACTTTAGAGGAACTCTACGGTGATGAAGCGTTTGAGTGATTTATTCACATCGCCTTTGGTTTATTTACCCACCATAAAAAACCCCCAAACGCTGATGCTATGAGTGCGATTAAAAGACCAAATGAATATTTCTTTGGATTCTCAGATGGTGGTTTATCTGGAAGTTTTTGAACATTAATGTTTAGTAACTCAATCTTTTTGATGAGTTTGTCGAGTGCTAATAGAATCTGAAGTTCACGGTCACGAGGTTTCTCCTTTATGTTCACTGTAGTAATTTCAAGTATCATATACCATTTAGCGTCTGGTTGAAGTGTCACATAATCTCCATCATCTTGTTGTTCATAGATGTTGAAGTTTAACTGTTTAATTGAAATGGGGTTGAAGTAATTCGTTTGTTGGTGAAAACGCTTCCATTGTTTATCTCTTAATATGAACTCATTACTTCCAGAAAAATGCCTTTCTAGTGGAACTCTCGCTAAAATCTGACCATGCCTTTCATCTAGTATCTGAGCAACTTTTGGAATTTCTGGACAAACGATATCAACAAACTTTGCTACATTCGTATTCGCACTCGCATTACTCTCACCAACCTGTGTTATGTAAAAATCCACCATCTTGATTCCTAGTACCCTACTCATGTCTTCCACGTGTGTATTAGACTGAAGTGTGAGATCTAATGAAAATGTGTTATTTGTACCATTCACGAATTCGGAATCTACTACAATGTACTGAACCTTTTTAGGTGTGTCGTCGAGTGACATTTCTAATGTAAGTCAATAGTTTTTTCTACACTATAAATATACAGGATGAACCAAGGATTTGGTCCCAAGAAACCAAATTATCGACTGTATGCGATAATTGCTTTGGTTGTTTGTATTTGCTGTTGCAGTAGTTCTATGATGTCTTATTATAGAGTGAGCATTCGTCCCAATGGAAATATGTTGCAGGGGCATGCGGCTGGTGCATGGTGGGGTCGATCTCAGGGAATAGGGGATCCCCGTGGTCGTCCCAAACAGACTATAGCCCAATGTAGAGCATACGCAAGAGAACGTGGCTATGCAGGTACGGGGTATCGCACCGACGCACACCCTTCAGCCCCTTGGAGAAACACGTGTTTTTTCTATCGTCGACCCGATGGTGGGTGGCAAGGAAATGATAAGGATTTAGCACATAAAGTTGGGTGCACCGATCCCGGTAAATCGTGGGGAAATTGTTAAATTATATTGTGAGAGTAAAGTATGCCGATTTCTATGGCAACAAAAGCGATCGCGTTTACTGGTACCCTCGCCGCAGTGACGTTTATAGATAGTATTCGAGTTTTTAACGAGTATAAAAAAATGGCTATTAAAAATAGTAAATAATGATCTCACCCAACTGGATTCATGCTATCTACCGGACTATGATTTCCATGAGTCCAGAGTACACTACAAATGTTCTTAAATGGATCAAGAGTGCTGTCTGGGATGCACCCTATCGTGTATGGCTTGATATCGAACTTCAGAAAATAGCCTACGATCGTGAAGATTGGAAGAACAATTGTCTCTACCCAAGTGACGACGAATGTGATGAAACACCTAAGTCGGAATAAAAAACTATAAAAAATAACAATGTCCAAATACATTCTCCCCATCAACGAACTTTTCGTCCACTCGAGTGTTCCACTTGGAATTTCTGGTTTGGCCACAGACGAACTACGGATTGCATTTTTACAGGCTACCGACTCTCTGTGCCCAGACATTCAGCGTAAAATTTGGGAAGAGGTTATCTATTGTACCACACCCATCGAACCACCACCCGCACCTAAAAAATGTTCTTCGGTTTCATACACTCGATCCTCGATTTCCTCACCCCGAAACCTATTCGGCGTAAAAAATCTGTGACAGAATTAATGCCTGGAGATTATGTCATTGAAACTCGTAATGAATGTAATGAAAGGAGATACATTCAATTAGATAGAGAAATCCATACAGAAAGAAATGTGGATTTGGAAGTTCTTATTACGAAGTGTAAAAGGTTATTGTCATTTATGGAGATGAAAGGTAATAACGAAAATTACAGTACGATGATTAATTTTGTCGATAAGGTAAGACAAGCCAAGTATCGTAGGGATGATATTAAACCCCTATTTCGAGAGTTTGAGAGGATGGAAAATAATATCAAAAAAAGTTCAAAGTCTTTTGATAACCTAAGTCATGTGAGAATGATGGGGTAATCAAGTAAAACATGGATCTTTTTCACAAAATAATGGAGCTTGTTGACAAGAACTCAGATAAGATCCCCGAGGGAGACTATCTGGAGTTGTGTGACACTATATATGAACTGCGACGACAAGTGAAACCACCTTCATTTCTCCTTGATCAAAATCAACCTCTTTGGATTGGTGGCGAAGCTCCAGTCTATGAACCCTCTGTACCCATGACTGATGGGCAACCACGTGACTGGATGGATGATGAACTACCATCTGATCCCGATACGGCTGCTCAGCGATCACGCGAACAACTTCAACAACGGTGGAGAGAACTTGAGGAAGAGGTTATGTACCCCGGTCTCAATCAGTTTCTACAGGAATTACATGAGGAATGGTCAGCGACCGATACTATGAGTCCGGTAGAACCGGGTGCGTATTATCCACCACCGAGACAGGGAATGCATCAACGCGTAGAGGACGGTACCACAGTTGCTGAAGTCACTTTAACGTCTGGGTCTCACACGTAAACTATTGAGATCTCGCCAAGCATCTCGAATAACCCGTGGTGGTGCTGAGGGATCGACTGTAGCTGTAGTTTCTACCTGACCTGTTAGCTCTTTTAATTTCAAGTGTAAATGTTTGAGTTCGTTTGATATCTCCACGTACGCCCATTCTGTTTTTGTTGGGAACATTTCATCATTTTCCATGATCTCCATGATGTTTCTTAGATGTTCCATACCTAAGTGAAGCCTAGAATTTATATTTTTCAAGAAAACATGGAAGACCTTCAAAGCCTCATGGCTTGCCTCGACGACATCTCCAGTAAGATCCCTGATGGCCTCTATCTGGAGATGGCTGATAAAATGAAACGCGTTCATGACCACATGAACGGTAACAAACCATTCCACGAAGACACGTTCTACTACAGCGACGATGATTCTGAACTTGATAGTGATGATGACTCGGACAGTGATTACGAGGTGCGTTCACCAGTGAATGCAGAGGAAGCAGACCGAGAGGTCGGGATTGAAAACATCAGACGTCATCTTCTGGATTATGTGAGGAGCATGCACCAGGTGTGGGATGAGCTTGAGAAATGGGAAAATGAGCTGAAGAAAGAGCGAGCACGAGCTCGACCACTTATCACACGTATGACCATGGCGCGGAAGAAGTTGGCTATTCAGGGATGGTGTGAAAAGAACGTCCGTTGGGCTCCCGGGGGTGAAGCTGGGGAACTCGTTGGATGTGGTCCCATCGTCACTGGGTCTAACTTCTGGACTTGGAAAAACCTGGTGGAAAACGGTCTTCGGACAATTGTGTTGGAAATTGGAACCGATGAGGAGAAGTTCGCAGATTTCGTGTGCTATGATGAACTTTCACTCGAAACACTCCAAAAGCTTCCCGCCTTTGAGAAGAAGATTTACGATGACTACAAGGAAGAATGCAACCGTTTGCGTAGTATCGACGATACTTTCATTGAAAATGCGAGTGCGAATGTTCACAAGCGTGAAGAATTGATGCAAACGTGGGAGATGAGGGTACAGGAACAGGAAAACAAGTTGAGGGAACTTGATGCCGATGTCTTTGCTCGCGATAGTTGGGACGCAGAGAAACGTATTTTTTGGACGAATGATGATGGGCAAATGGTGAGCAATGGGTGGGAGGCGCGGGTAGAACTACGCCGTTAAAGAATTTAGCTCTGTACTATATTAATGAACGTACTTCAGAATGTAATGCGAATAATAGATAGTGTATCTGATAAAATCCCCGAGAACGTCTACCTAACTCTCTGTAATGAGTTAAAAAAACTTTACTCGATCATTCCTCGACCAGCTCTTTCTAGAACGAATAGTGCTGCCGACGTACCCTCATCATCACCTGCGAATGGATATTGGTTTAGGTGATAACGAACATAAAGTTTACTAGCGTTTAGTATCCAAATGCTGGCTATTCGCCCCACTATCAATGTACCCAAGCATACAAATCGTTTTAAGAAAACGCTAAAAACGTGCGCAACGGCTGTGGATCCTTACCGTGATACATCTCTTCGATACATGGGATACGCGAATGAAGTTGGTGAGGCTTTTACAGCGTTTATTCCTGAATGGGGAGTTCCCGCATCATATTGTGTAGCTGCGTCATATGTCATGTTCGATACAATTGACAAGGGTCAAAAGGCTTACGAAACCGCTGATGAAGAAAATAAGATTCAAGATGCGCTCAAAGTGTCTGCTGAAACGATGGTGTGGCAGATGCTCGCATCGGTCTTTTGGCCGGGGTCTATTATTCGTGTCATCGTAAACATGTCTGACCATATGCTCGCCCAAAAATTGACAGGAAATGATCAATATGCTCATGTATTGGCTACGCTCTTTGGGCTTATGGCTATTCCTATGATCATTAAACCCATTGATACTACAGTTGATAAGGTCATGGAGACCTCTATTTCCAAAGTTATTCATGGGAAGATTAAAACACCGGAAGATGCAACTGCAGCCTTCATGACATCGATGGGTTCTTTTTCCGTTCCACCTATCATGTATTCTCTGGCTTCTTACATTAAGAAGGTTTAAGTACCTAAGTTGATTGAAAACTTCTCTTATTTTTAAGAAAAAAGTGGATCACCCACTCCCTTCTGGAATTTTCGTTGAAATGCCTCCCTTGTCAGACGAATTTGATGGTTGGACTATTGATGATCTTGATAATGAAATCAAAAGACTTAAAAAACGTGTGAAAGAACTCGTAAAAATTAAGAAAACAAATAAAACCAAAACTCTTGCATCGATTCAGGAAAGTGACGAGGATGATGATGACATCATGCATGACCCCGACATCCAAGAGATGGTCGAAAACGGAGAACACACCTGTCACATGTTTGACGCTCATTGCCAAGCATGTGAAGATGACGAGGAGGACGACATCACTCTCGCTCAGCTTCAGAGGCAGCTCTTGGAGTAGGTCATCTATGTAACCTAAGTAGCTTAGTTTGTCTGTAATTTCATCAAAAAAACATGGGTTCTACTCGAAGCCATCCACTCCCTCCCGGAATTTTCGTGGAAATGCCCCCTACTGATGAAGAACTCATCGAAGAAATCAAAAGACTTCGAGAGCGTATTAAGGAACTGGAGTCCAAAAGAGTGACACCCAATGAGAAGAATGAAGAAGAAAAGGTTCAGGTGACACGGGGAATTGATAAGTTGTGTGATCATTTTTGTTAATCATCGAGTAGGTCAATCTCTCTTTCATATGTTTGTGACATAAGTACAGATTTCAAATCCCGTGTAAATGTCATGTGTTTTTTGGGTAAATCACCCCACAGTCGTTCATTTGATACAAAGGCATCGATGGATCCATCTCGTAAGAGAGGTTCAAGTAACGTCCAGTTTGGTTCATTGTATCGAATCTTTTTACAACCTTTCGCGAATTTCCTGGAGTATATATACCATGCGGCAATACTCTTGTAAATTTGTATTGGTTTTTTCCCTTGATTTAGACACACTCGAAGTGATGGGACAATAAATGTATGAAACTTTGTAAAACCATCCATACAGATGCGTTCGAGTTCATCTACATTTGTCACACTTGAAAATCGTGATTCAACCATATCAACATATTCGTAAACATCAAATGGAATATTAATGTCAAGAGAAGGAATAATTTCTTCCATTTGAAGTTTTCTAAAATGATTCAGGTGCGATTCATTACTCATCACCTGATCAAATGTCGTATACCCAGAGAGAGCTCCTAGATACGCCAATGAAGTGTGACCACCATTAAGAATTCGTATTTTCGTTTCTTCGTATGGGTCGATATATGACGTTATAGTGGCACCAACTTGTGAAAGATCTGGAAAGTCTGCGATGAATTTGTTTTCTATGACCCACTGACTGTATTCTTCAGTTTGAATAGCATCTTTCCCGTAACTGGGAAAGAGCTCTTCAACTTCGTGGCGTAAAACATCACGTGTACGAGGAGTAATTCTATCAACCATGCAGGATGGGAAATGCACGTTATTCTTAACCCAATCTACGAGTTCATATTGATTTGTTTGATACAAATACGCTAAAAATTGTGTTTCGAGAACGAGACCATTTTGACGAATATTATCGCATGACATGATTGTGATGGGAGTCTTTCTATTTCTCAAACCACACGCAAGATACTCAAACAACGGTGAACCAGGTGCGTAACCACTCTCTGTGACGGTTATTGTTACTAATTGAACACTTGGGAGTGCGAGCATATGTTTCGCGACCGTCCTATTCTTTGTCCAATCAATATAATCTAGATGAGACCTAACCATTCTATAAGATGAGGGTGTTTTGAGAACATACTCACTGATTTCACGAAATCCCTCATTTATCAGATTAACGGCTACAATACCCCATCGAAGATCACCGGTTTTTTCCATATAGTCATCTATATAGACAGCCTGGTGCGCTCGGTGAAAGGCACCGTATCCTATGTGTACTATACCAGTTTGACATTCATTCTTGTCGTAGGTGGTTTTGTACATTCTGTCATTATAAAAGAAATTTTTAAGTGACTTAGAAAATTTAAATTTGATTACATTAAGATGGCAGAACTTCAAAGAGTTATGCAAATAATTGATCAAAATTCAAAAGTATTGCCAGAAGGTGATTATTTAGAAGTTTGTAATCTCTTGAAAAAGTCTTACGATACAAAAACAGATCCTATGCATCTGTTTAATTATGACGACTTTCGAATACCACATGTTACACCATCAAGTATGTTTCATTATTTTTACGACTATTACTTCGATACAGCTTTAAGAATGGATAGTAATTTCATCAATGCACAAATTAGATACTTGGAAGATGAACTTGAAGTGAATCAACCACTCAAAAGAATAACCAAGAAGATAAGAGATATTGTCAAAGAACATTGTTGTATGATGAATGGTCACACTGAAAATGATATGACACTCGAGGACATGAACTTGAGTGCTACTGAATTCAGGAAGATATGTAAAACGTATATGACTGTCGAAAATGATTTTAGATCGGATTATAGAAACTCTATTGTACAGAAGATTATATGGCTTGAAGAATGTGAAGGTGGTTTAGATTCGTTTTAAACCTAAGTAAATGTACCATATCCTAAAATCCAGTAAAAATGGATAATCTAAAAGCTTTGATGCGATGTGTCGACGACATTTCCAAGTTGATCCCAGAGGGCACCTACTTGGAAATGTGTGATAATTTGAAACAGGTGCATGATAAAATACCGAGTAGTGATGACCCACCTTTACTGGATACAAGAAGACCATCAAATTTGAACATTCCCTTTCAGGTAGTTCAACCGGGCATGGATGTTCATGTAATTGATAATATCAGTGAGAGTGATGAAGAACCGTGGCAACCCGAATGGTATGATGAATGGACACAGAATGAGAGTTGTCTTCGTAAGCTTTTAGATGATTTGAAATTCACTAAACAGGGCTTGAGGCTTCTAAAACCTATTCGGCGTATGACTAAAAATCACAGGGAATGTGCAATGAGGTATTTTACTGCCAGTACACCAATTTTGGAGATTGACATTTTCGATGGAAATGCGACGGATGAAGCTACATTTGAGAATTATGTTCGAATTACAGAATGGTCGGATTTCTCACCGGAGGATCGTAAGGAATACACCAGTAAGAAATTCGAGAAAAGTATCTACGAGGACTACAAAACGAGAGAAAACTTGCGAATTCAGAGATTAATCGACGATTCGAGAGAATTGAAGAGAAATTTAGAGATTGAGATCCGTGATGTGAGAGACAGACAGGATTATTTGAGACATCATTACAACTTGTAAGTTTGTGTACACCACCATTTATTGCCACCAGTATATTCAAAAATAATATGGATGAGGGCACCAGCTATGAGGTACAGTAAATAATTTTCGATGTTTGTGTTTAGTCGTTTAATACCATAGATAATTGATACATTCATTACACCTATGACAATAGCTTCTATCAGGACGGTGTTTATTGGGCGAGTCATTTTATTATTAAGAAATAAAATATTTATAGATAGTATAAAATCATGAAACTAGACAAACGTACTAAAGATGTAATGATGGCTTTAGTTCTCGGTATTATTATCGGTGCCGTAGTTTATTTTGTTCAGCGTAAGTTTTCCAGGGAAGGTTACGAGGGCGAAGAAGGTGAGGAGACCGAGGAAGAGGAGGAAGAGACCAAGGAGGGTGAATTAGCTGAGAAGGCCGATGAAGCTGCAGATGATTTAGCTGAAGCTGAAGCTGCTGTAGAGGCTCTCATTGCCGAGAGCCAAGACGTGGGTGAGGAAGAGATTGACGAGTTCGAGGAAAATCTCGCACTTGCTCAGACTATCAATGAGCTTGAACTCCCCGGTGATGATGAAATGGAAGATGATCTCGAGGATGTCGAAATGGAAGCGGAGCTTGAAGATAAAGAGTCTCCTGAGATTGATATTGCTGCTATGGCCCAGGAGGCTATAGTATCCGAAATCACCAAGGCTTTGAAGAAATAAAATGTTAATGTATTATAAAAAACATGATGCGTCGTGGTATGCGTGGTATGGGCGGTATGGGCGGTATGGGCGGTATGGGCGGCATGGGTGGCGGCATGGGTGGTGGCATGGGTGCCATGGGTGGTAAGAAGGGAACCCCACCTATATTATTCGCCCTAATTCTTATGATAGGACTCTGCCTCGGGTGCTCTTCGATGAGTGCTGTATGTAAAATGGGCTTTTTGAATAAAGCACCATCTAACAAGAGGAGGCGTTAGATGCCTAAGTGACTCTAATATACTAAATAAAACAACAAAAAAAACAACAATGGATACTGAAATCGGTATTCTCCGTGAACTTCTTGAAGAACTCCGTAAAGATGTGGGGTTCTTGAAGGAAATGTATAAGGTTAATGAAATCGTTGATGAAAAACAGAAGGGTATTTGTCAGGGTATTACAGGGAAAGGGACGGCATGTAAGAATGGTGCAGTGGAAGGCACACAGTTCTGTCGAATGCATGGTAGAGAAAAGGTTGAAATTAAGCGTGTTCGAGTGAAAAAAGAAACAAAACCTAAAAAAATACAACCTGAACACAATCATCCAATTGGTGAAGCTCCTTTGACACGGTGTCCATTGTGTGAAACACATGGTGACGTACTCAATCCGGAACTTCCCAGTGCAGAATTCGAAGGTGATGACATAATGGATAGGTTAAAAGTAATGTTAAGTGATGAATCTGTTGTAGTATAGCATTTTAATGAAAAACGAAGATTGAACTTTTATTTTATTTTCCCAAACAACTTCTACAAATGTTATAGTTGTTTTATAAAAGTGATTTAGTTTTGTTACCAATGAGTGTGTCATCCATTTACAGTCTCAATCAGTCTTCCACAACGTCACCCCAGTGGGGTATGGTTCCAGGAAGATTCTCAAATTTGCGTATGTCTGAACTTTTATTTTATTTTCCCAAACAACTTCTACAAATGTTATAGTTGTTTTA